AGAACCCGTGACTAAAGGTAATAAGACTTATGCTAGGTATCACTTAATACAGGATGGAAACGTATGTCTGAGTCGATAAAGAGTAGGTGAGTAGCCTCAGAACCCAGGAAACCGTGTGCCATACCGTTTCGAGCACGGGTGATCAGAGACTCATTAAACATGAAAGAGAAGGTAATATTGATGCCTCTTTCATGGCATTGCTTTTGTAACAACATGATGGACTGGGTATAAAAACCAGTACACATACCGCCATACATAGGAGTGGCTACAAAAATGTGTGGTTGTTTTTCTTCAGACATAACATTTCCTTATGGTTAGTGTAAGTGGGGCTGCCTGTAACGTCTGCCCCTTAACGTCCTAATCGGTTGCATGGAAGCACTCATACAACTCTAGTACAGGTTCTAGGGGTTGTTCTTATCCTTCAGCTTGGCTTCTATGTCTTCAATTAAGCCATCGTGATAAATATTGTTGGCTTCACATATTATTTTCTTTTCTTCATTGAGAGCAAAGGCCGCATGCTTTTTTTGCTCATTGAAAGCCTGGAAGTTTTTATCTATTGCGGGGCGATCGACGAGACCTATAAAATTGACTTCAA